GGTAATATACCCATATCAATTGACTTAGCTGCTGTTTCAAGTTCCTCAGACGTTAATTCTTTACCAGCTTGCAATGATTTTTTACCAACACCAAATGCCTTACCAAGTAATCCGAACAATCCATCTCCAACAAAGCCTATGGCTGCTTCAGTAGCTATGTCTTTAGCTATATCTCCCGCTGATTGTTTTGACACACCAGCTCCAGCTTCAACAATTTCTTCTACTCCTTGACCTGTTCCAGCTCCTATTCCAGCACCTATAGCTGCTCCAAGAACAGGAATAGGTATAGCGACTTGCCCTGCTATAGCTCCACCAACTGCACCTATAAGCTCTGGTGCTATACCTGCAAGATCAGCTAAATCATAACGACTAAATACATCTTCATCTATGAGTATATTTTTGTCTGTTTCTTGTCCAAACTTAGCTGCACCTTCAGGTGTAAGAGCCAATCTACCACGCTTGTCACGCACATATTCGTCTTCGCCTATATCAAATTTAGCAAATATAGCTGCTTCTTCATCTCTATTTTCGGCTGCTGACAAGGCAGATCGTAAAGAAGCACTCTTAATTCCTGTGTCAGTATCAAACAATTGTTCGTTAATTAAGTCTTCTTTTTTATCAACAGAAACACCTTGTTCTTGTCCTCTAAGATATTCAGTAATTTTTAATTGTTCTGAAAATGTTGGTTTTTCGCCTTTAATCTTAAAGCCGACTTCTTTACCACCAACCTCCATTTTTAAAACGCCCATTTGATTATCCTGTTACATCTATTATTTCAATTCCACCAGATTCACCTATTGAAATTCTGTTTTGATATTGTTTTGGAGTCGATTTTTTTAAAACATCTAACAATATTTCTTGAGTTCTTGTATAATTATCATCATTAGTGTGAAATCTTCTATCGTTTAATTGGTCAAACAAAGATTTAACTCTATTCATAGGAACAGCAAACATTTTCTTCAATTCGTTTAATCTCATTATTCTTTCATTTGGATTAGTTGCTAAATCAATTCTTCCAACTTGTTTTTCTAAATTTTTAAAGTCTACATTAGAAATACCATTTCCTGTTTCTTGACTTAAAAATCTTTTAAATTGAGCAAGTAATCTATCTTGAACAGCTTTTGCTCCAGCCTCTTTAGAGATACCTTTCATCACAACTTTGTCTCCGTTAGCATCTACATATGTTTGATCTTCAAACAACTCTTCACCTTTTACACCTAACGTAGTTAATAGACCTTTTGCTCTTTCTGTTAAAAGATAAGCTGCTGGTGATCCCGCTTGAGCTATTTCTTTATTTACGTTTAATAAATAATCTATCGAATCGTTTGCTTGTAATAAATTTCCATATCCATCTGCTAAACCTCTAGCTGACGATGTTGGGTTTAATATTTTTTCATTTCCGTTTTGGTCAAATCCAAATTGAACTTCTACACCTTTTAATCCTTGAACTTGTTGACTAATGCTTTTCTTTAAATTAAGTTTTCCATCTTTTATAGCTTTTGCTCTAGCATTTATCATAGCGACATCAAGATCATTTTTGTCTTTCATTGCTTGTATTATATATTTTCCTTGTTGATCTCTTGTTTCTTTACCTAATGCGTTGAGAGCTGTTCTTTTTTCTTTCAAAAAAGCTGCTTTTGCAACTGTGTCAGCTTTAATTTCTTGTAAAGCAAACTTACCAGCAGCAACTTGACCAGCTCTAGCCTCTTGTCTAGCTTTCTCAAACAATGGCAGAGCTTTTTGACCCGCTTCTCCTGCTGCTCCTATGATATTAGATAAGTTAAAACCTTTACCTGCTCTGTTTTGCATCAGAGACAAGCCTAAAGACATTAGAGCCAGTTTGTTATCAGGCTCTCCCGATACATCTATACCCGTAGCTTTAGCAAAATCTTCTTTATATTGTTCTATTGTTTTAGCACCAGAGGGTTTTTTATCATCTCCATATATAGAATTAAAATCTTCCATAGCACTTTTAAATAAACTTTGTTGTGCTTGTGCTAATTTTTCTGCTTCAGATAAAACAGGCTCTCTCATTTCAGGTGTAATGACTTCCATCTCAGCACCCTCTTGAGACATGTCTCCTAATTGAGTGTTTTCTATTATCTTTTGTTGCATTTCTGCAATACGAGCATCCGCCTCTGGATCTGAAAATTGTCCTTTTGGATCTATAGTTTCTTCTTCACCGCTAACAACTTGATCTCCAGATTTATCAGCTCCAAAAGAATCTACTCCTATGTTTGCTTTGTCTGCTTTATTAGAAAGTTTTGCAAGTCTTTTTGCAACTTCATCTCTTGTCTCTAATGATTGACCTATAACTGGTTCAGAAGCTATTTTGCTTTTAGGTAATCCTAATTCCATACCTGAAGTATCTCTAGCAATTCTTTCAGCAATTTTTTTACGACCAGTTTCAGTTAATGTTGGATCAAAAGCAGCTTCTGTAATTGTTGAAACTCCTGCATCTATTGGAGATATAATTGATTTATAAACATCAGCAAGAGATGCAGGAATATTTAAAGCACCTTCAGCTAGACCTAATCCAGCAGCACCAATTGGTGTTTCTCCCTTACCCAAATCAAATCTTCTAAATCCAAGACCGCTAAACATATCAGTTTTGTCATCATACGATTTATCAAGATTAGTTAAAAACCTATTTCCAATTGACCTACCAGGCACTAGTCGATCTATAGCTTTTTGTCTATATGCTTGTAATGCGTCTTCTATACCAGCCATGCCTAACCCTTATGAGCTTTTTTGACCACCACCAAAAGGTGCGATCTGTGACAATGTTGTATAAGCACCTATACCTTGTAAAAATGGATTGGCAGAAGGTGTTGTTGCTTGTGTAAACGTAGATGGAATACTTGCACTTGGCATTCCTTGTAACAAATTCTGACCTATTTGCAATCTTGTAAAAGGCTCTTGAGCTGCTTGCATTGCATTTTGTCTTTGCGCATCTAATTGAGCTTGTTGTTGCGCTTGTCTCATTGCGCCTAACTGACTTAACTGTGATACATCTGCTTGACCTAATGCCTGTTGCAAACGCCCTATATCTGATGTTGTACCAGCTAAAGTTCCAAATGCTTGCCCAAGACCGCCAGCTAGTCTTCCTGACTCTAGTTGAGCTTTTAAACCCGCTCCAGCAGCGTCTTGTGATGCCTTTAATGCTTGACCATAACCAGAAGATAACAATCTTGCTAATGTATCTGCTTTTGTGTTTTGTAAATTACGTTCTGTTTCTGCTCTTTGAACACCTTGTCTTGATCCACCAAAAGCACCTGCTTGTATAGCTTGAGCATCTGCACCAGCTCTTCTCATATCAGCTTGTCTATCAAGCTGTTCCATTGTTCGATCAATGACTTGTTGTTGAAATGGGTCTTGAAACTTTGATATATCTCCAGTTATTTGAGAGACTAAAGGATCAGTGAATTTAGATGCTTGACCTGGCTGTAACATTCCTAGACCACCTGTCAAAGCCTGTTGAGCAGCTAAACCTTGTTGTGAAGCTCCTTCAATAAAAGGCTTGTAAGCTCCAGCCATTCCTTCGCCTAAATCTATTGCGTCTTCACGAAGTGGATCCATACCAGCTATTTGATAATCTGGTAAACCTAAAGGAGAATCAAGTAATCCTTTAGTTTTTTGTGTGTCACCATCAAACTCACCAAAGCCTGTTTGCAATAATCTTTTTTGCAAACCCTCAAGAAAAGGAGGTAATCGTTGTATATTTTCATAGGTTTGAGTTGCCATTATGCTCTAGCCTCCAATTTATCCATCATATTATAGGCTCTTTGGATACCTTTTCTTTGATTACCATCACCTAAACCTTTTACTGCATCTTTTGTTAATACAAATTCACCCGCCATAAGCATAGCAGGAACATCATCTTTACGTCCAGAACCTTCGCTTGGATCTATACCACCGTTTCTACGAGGAAAACCCATAGGCCCTCCCATATTAGCATATGTTATGCCACCCAATCTTCCGCCAGGTCCTCCATATCCAAAAGGTCTTCTCTCAAATTCTGATCTCATATCGTCTTCATCTTCACCGCCAGCTAATAATTGCATAAGCAATCCAGCAGTTAATCCTTGTCCTAAACCTGATCCTAAAAATTTACCTGTAAGACTATCATCACCTATACCCAACATATTTAAAAAACTACCAGAGTTACCACCACCTGTGGCTACTTTTTTAATGCCTTCAGTTGCTGCGTCAGTTGCTGTTTTTTCAGACAATCTTTTAACTGCTTCGTTAGCACCTCTATTATCAAGAAAAGCGCCGCTACCTTGACCCATAGTACCAGCTTTTGAAGCTCCAACTTGTGTTGCGGTTGATCCAGCTTCTGCGCCACCACCAAACATTGCACCTAAACCACCTGACAACAATCCAGCCATGACAGCATCTTTTGTTTTACCACCACCAAGTTTACTTGCTAAAGCTCCTGTCAATGCTCTTGATATAAATGGATTGACAGCAGAAGTACCGAACAATTGTCCTAAACCAGCCCCAACAGAAGGCCCTGCAAACGCACTTATTGCAATTGGTGCTATTTTTTTAAGTAATTTACCTAAACTCATATCAATACATTACCTTATTTTAGATATTTGTTCAATCCTATATCTGTGTTATCGCACTTGTGGTAATTCTAGTCTTAATTAATTCTTGTATACTAGCTACAACAAGAAGTCTGTTTGCAGTTCCTGCTTGTACTTTTACTACATCTCCTGGTTTCAAAATTAAATCTTTTGTTAACAATTCTTCTGTAGCGTGACCCGCAACGGTTTTTTTAAATATCGTAAATGTATTACTAGAAGAATCTGTTATAGTAACCGTTATAGTATCACCATTATTGCTATCATCATGCACTAAAATAGAATTTATAACAGAGGCATTAGATTCAGCACCGCTAGGAGCTGTATATAAAACAGTAGCGTCAGTTGTTGTTAAATCAACTTTTGAATTTGTTAAACCTTGTATATATTGAGGAATACTAGTTACTAACATTAACGTCTACCATCTTGTCTTATATTAGCCCTTGGTGTACCAAGTTTATATTTAGTGCCTAAAGAAGTTGAATCAATCCGCAAAGCAAAAGATCTACCTCGTAGACGATAATTTAATTTTTCTGTGAATTGTTCTACTGGACTAGTTGCAGTTCTTTGTGCATTACCAGATTGTGATTGCAGAAAGTTACCTCCAGAAAAATTCTTAGCCTTAACAGTAAAATCTACATCGGGATTAACGCTAGTTGATCCATTAAAAGTAATATCTGGTATAATCTCGCTTAAAAAAACGTACTTTTCTCCCTCACCTATATCTACAGGAGCAGATTCAATAAAAGATGTCATTGCAGAGCCATCATCATCGTAACCTACTTCGTGGTTATATAAATATTGACTACCAGTGGCTTGAGGTAAAGTTCTAATCCCTCTGTCAAGCCATGCTTGACGAGCCATTGTTCCATAGTACCATACTTTTTCTGAATAATTATAAGCAACATATTTATCTATTTCAGTACCAGCAGATGATGGATAAAACCACAAAATCTCACTAAATTCTGAATTAATACCTGCATGAACTTTATCACGTTCTTCAAAGTTAAAATCTAAAAAAACTTTATCTTTTACACTACATGGTAGTTGTATTGTTTGACCACCGCTGTATATATAAAAAGTATCAACACCCATCCAATAGACAGCATCCTCTACCGCAATAGCAGAAGATGGACTCATAATGGTTATATTCTTTGATAGTTCTTGCAGACCAAAAGTAAATGGAGGTCCTATAAATTTCATAGCGTGTAATGTTTTGTTTGTAAAAACAAGCAACTGTTGTTTTGTTTCAACAGCTTGAACAAAGGTCGATCCCCCACCAAGTCTTAAATCACCAGCAGTATTCGTTGCAGATGGGAACCAATCCAGAGGATTTTCTTGAGATGAAAATCTAATTAACAATGGATCTTGCACTCCATCACCTTGAGTTGATGTGTCACTAGCTCCTAGACCATCACACCCAAAAGCAATAACATGTCTATCTTGGTCGGATACAAGAACTTGTTTAGCCCTTTGTGGAACACTTCTCGGTGTTCCAGGTATAGTGCTTAATTCTACAGCTCTACCACTTAAACCATTTGTTTTATCCCAGTAATAAATAGCTCCATCTCTTGGGTTAAGTATTAAATCTTCTCCAAAGTTATCATGTGACCATAACCTAATCTGTGCGCCAGGAACCGTAATCGATGCTGCACTACCCCATCCTACAAAGTCATCTGTAGAAAGAGTATTACCTGTAGCTAATCTAACCAATGATCCATTGTCATGTGTTGCAGCCGTTGTGCCACTATGTCCACGGGTCACTGTCATTGTGTTATCATCCGCAGAAGCCGTAATAAGCATTAACTCGTTATCAATTAAAACAACATCGCCTTCTGTGGTCATGCCTGTCTCATCAACAACATCAACGCCTGTTTCACTTGCATCGAGAGCTTCATTTAATGTTGTGGACAATGCACTACTAGTTGTTCCACTCCATTGTCCAGCACCCCAACCCGTACCACCAACTGTCACATCAAGACCTGTGTTTAACTGATATGATCCAACAACACTACCACCACCATTTCCGCTATCAGAGGCATTGGCTGCAATGGCAGAAGTAATTGTGTACGAGTTAGAGCTTACAATGGATGTGATTTGATATTCTTTATTAAGAACGGCAGCTGTTATATTACCACCTAAACTCACAGCACCAGAAAAAGTTACAAAATCATTTTCGTTAGCACCATGTGCTGGATCTAAAACAGTTATTGTTGTTGAACCATTCGTGGCTGAAAAAGTTATATCTCCTGCACTGGTTGTGGCTCTAATAGGCGTAATATCATTGAAAGATTGTCCTTCTTCAATGTAATATTTTAATTGCGTTCCTATACCTAAAAAATCAGAACCATCAAGAGCAACCCAATTATGCAATCGTCTGGCAGAACCTTGAAATGTTTCTGTAGTATGTTTTGCCCAACCACCTATCTTTTCTGGAAAACCAAATCTAAATCTTACTTTATCACCATCAACATATCCACCTTCATTACTTTCAGATGTTATGTCTGACACAACTCCTGGTTTAAATTTTAGTTTTGTCATAGGCATTATAAAGCACTCGCAGATAAGGTTCCTGTATACTCTGCCACACTAACGCCTCCAGTGCCATCGTTAACTGGTTTTAATGCGTAAGGTTGACCACTTCCGTTTGACCCAGATATAGTACCCGTTACGCTAAATGAACCATCTGTTGAATCTCTGTCTACAGTATTTGTAGCACCAGCAGATACTGTTGCACTAAATGGATCACTACCAGTTAAAGTACAAGATATTGCTAAATTGTTCGTAAATATAAATCGTCTACCTGCTGTTGGGCCATTTATGTCTATGTTTTTAATTGCGTTAAAAGCACCTCTGCCCTCGTTCATCGCAAAAACTAATTTATCATTATTTACATCTACAAAAGCATAAAAATCAAAAGTGCCTGAGTTACCATTATTAACACCTTGAATTACATTATTCCATTTCATAAATCTATATGTCTTACTATTTATAGTGTGTGTTGTATTCACACTTGGTCGATTTGCAGTTCCACCATCAAAAGTACCTGTACCTCCAGTTCCACCCGAAGTTGATGGGCCCATAATACGACCACTTATTTTAGTGCCATCTTCCATAAAAGCATGAGTGAAAGACATACCAAAATCAGATCTATCTAAATTTGTCATAGCCGTTCCACCAGCGATAGTTGTATAACCCGTTGTGTAGTATGTTCCATGAACTAAAAAACCTTCATTAGAATTACTTGAAGGATTTTTAACAGTTGTGTTGCCATCACCAAAAGGACTAAAACCAGGAGGAGCACCCAAAGATGTTCCACTTACATCAACATCAACATCTAATAATAGAGTATCAAAAGTATGTGTATCTGTCTGTACAACAACTGTAGAGTTATCCGCCTCACTTATCGTGGTTGTACCAGAGTTTCCAGTAGAACTTTGTGATGATGTAAATGTTTTTAACGTGGACTGCACATTACCACTTCCTTTAAGTTCTAGTGTTGTACTAGAGTTTGTTGTCAGTGGCGATCCACTGGAATTAATTATGTTATTACCATTTGTATCAAGTATTATTTTTTTGTGTGCAGAATCATCATCTAATGTCAAATTACCAGAAATGTTAGTTGTTAACCTAAAAAACTGTATGGGTAATTTACTTTTAGCTGTTCCAGCTTTGTCGTTTAAATTACCTGCCGAACTTACTTCAGTAAATCCTAAACCTGATATTAATGGTATACTCATTTAACACCTAAAATTTTACTGTTTCTGTGAACGAGAACCCAGAACCATTAAATATGCCAATTCCTAATTCAGCACTACTTCCTAAAGATATGCCAGATGAAGTAACAGCACCATTATTTGTCCAATCTATTGTCATGCTATTTGCAGAAGTTGTTTTATCAATAATTACATATTGTCCTGCAACTAGATTTGTTGTAGCCACTCTCACTGTTTGGCTGCCACTAGAAACTGCAAGAGGTTGATAAACGGATGTGGCTCCACTTGGTGTTACAGTTACAGTTCCTGTAACAGATAATGCACTTTTTGCCTCTACTAAGTTTTGATTAAAGTAAGTGCTTAAATCAGTAACAGCCGCCTGAACCATTGTGCCATCATCGTTAAGAACAACTCTATCCGCATCAGCTACTGTTGTTGATGTAGCACTTGTGTCTCCATCAACAATATTTAGTTCTGTTGCTGTCGATGTAACACCATCTAATATATTTAATTCGGCTGCGGTAGATGTAACAGCAGTACCACCTATTCTTGGTGACGCTATGTCCAAAGCGTCTGTTACATCAATAACTGCTGCTCCAGATCCTGCACCATTAGCATAAATAATTTTTTTAGAACCAGCAACAACAGATACATTAGCACCAGAACCTTGTGTAAAAGTTGCTGTTTGGTTTGTCGTATTATGAACTATGTAAACTTTGTCTTGATCGTTTGGAGATATAGTGATCGTGTTTGTGCCAGAAGGAGACCCTCCTAAAATAAGAACTTTATTACCACCTTCTGATAAAGTACCATCATTTGTTGTTAATGTATGTGTTGTGCCAATTAATGATATAGAACCTACACCATTAATAGCTCTGTCTATAATTTCTAAGTTATTATTTGTGGTCGTACCCCATGTACCAGCTTGTTCACCAGCACCTATTTTTTCTATACCACTATTTGCTGTATATGTACTTGCCATGTTTACCTCACTCTATTTCTATCTCTGTCCAACTTTCTGATCCAGAAGGGGTCACTGTTGTCCATGTCTCTGTGCCACTTGGTGTAATGGCTGTGTAAATCTCTGGCGTTGCACCTGCATTTATCTCTTCAAACAATAAATCCCCAACTGACGCTTGAGAAAAATTTAAATCTTTGGTCGCAACACCTGATCCTATCATAATAGCATTTGATGTTTTTGTAAATGCAGACTCTATTTCAGACACACCTAATCTTGCTCTAAGACCAGCTGATGTCATTATGGTGTCGGTGCTTAACTCTGCATTTGCACCTGCACTTATATAAATAGCATTTGATGATTGGGTAAAGTTACTGTCTACAGTAGTTACTCCAGACAGTATACCTACACCAACGCTTACAGCAGAAGAAATAGCTGTTTGCTCGGACACACCTGCTAATAGAATACTTTGATCCGATATGGAGTATTCAGATAGAGCAGATGCACCTAACATTAGCTAGCCTTTTCTTCTTTAGGCTCTTCTTCACCTTTAACAGATTGTATCAATGAGTTTGTAAAAGCATTTTGAGCCACAGTTACTTGGTCTAATTGAAATTTTAGACTGGCGGCTTTGGTTTGTAAGTCTTTTATCTGATTGATAAAATAGTTCTGGTCTTGAGATAAGTCTTCTTGATTATACTCTTTACCATCAATAGTGATTACGTTTGTTTTTTCCATTTTATTCTCCTTCTAATGTTGTTATTCTTGCTTCTAAGTCTTCTATCTTTGCGATAGCTTCTTTCAATGCACCTGTTAATAATGGTACTAATTTTGATTGGTCAATACCTTGTGCATCAATATTTCCATCTTCATCTACAGCATCCTTTACACCACTTACAGCTTCTGGAATTATAGTTTGTGCTTCATGTGCAAGGAAACCATCTACTGTTGTGTCTGCATCTGCAATAAAGTTAAATCTTTTAGGTGATAATTGCTTTACTCTATCAATAGCACCAGTCATATCAACAATGTTTTCTTTTAGTCTATAATCTGAAGAAGTAACATAACTTGTAGAAGTACCACTTGTATTTATTCTACCAACTTGATTATTGTCATTATGAAATGATATTTGAACACCATCACTAGTACCAGTTCTATGACAAAGAATTGGAAAACCACCACCTATTTGACTAGCATTAAGAGTTGCATCTCCACTTGTAGCAACTTTAATATCACCAATCATAACTCTTCCAGAAGAGTTTATAGAAACTTGAACATTACCATCACCATCTGATAATACAATATTATTGCTTGCTGTTCTTATATCTAAGCCATCTTGATTGCCGTTAAAGCGACCTAAGATGGTGTTATTTGCACCAGTTGTTACTGATGAACCACTATTTTGTCCTAAAAAGGTATTATAACTACCTGTAGTTTGTTGCCCTGCTTGTTGTCCAATAAAGGTACTTTGATTTCCTGTAGTATTATCTCTACCTGCTTCCCTACCAATCGCAGAGTTATATGAACCTGTAGTCGTATTTTTTAATGCTTCTTCTCCTATACCAGTATTAGAAGTTCCTGTAGTATTGCCAGACAATGAAGCAGAACCATAAGCACTGTTAAAAGTACCACTTGTATTTGCATCTAAGGAAACATGACCAAAAGCACTATTACCAGTTGCTGTGTTTAGGATAAGTGCGTTATAACCAAAAGCATTATTATCAGACCCTGTAACATTTGAATATAAAGCTTGATAACCAAAAGCTGCATTTGGACCTCCTGTTGTATTAGCCTGTAAAGCACCATACCCAACTGCTGTGTTGTTGGATGCTGTGGTGTTTTGTCTTAAAGACCTATCACCTAATGCTGTGTTGTAATCACCTGTTGTGTTATATTGTAAAGCTCTTTCTCCTAA